TTCCACATGTGGTCCCACTGCTAATACTTCTGCTTCTTGGTTGGGTATTAATTCCGATAACGCATCGATGGGATGGGTAAATTGCGGAAAAGTATGAACTTAAAACTATAATTATATATTTAAATATGATTCAAAAATTTAAATATAATTCTTTCGATGATTTTAGAAATTTAAATCCGTCTTATGTTGATAAATTGAAGGCGTGGTTTGCCGAATATAATAAATGTCGCAACTTGAACCTTATGGATACAAAATTGATAATGATTGTCGGGGAAAATAATCAGTTGAAAACAAGTTTGGCGGAGTTTATATGTTCCTTTTTCAAAATGGAGATGCGAATGTTAAATATTCAGGACAGTAAAATTAATAGGGATATAAAAGAGTTTATTTTACAAATATCGAATAATAAAAATGTGTTGAACATGATTTATAAGAGGGAGGATAATATTGGGATAGTTATTGATGATTTTGATACACTCTGTAATAATAATGATAAATCAATAATTACTGATTTCTTAACGATGTTTTCCGCAAAGAAAACAGTGTCCGATTTTAAGTTGCTATATCCAATTATTTTAGTGAGTCAGGAGGTCGGCGATAAGAAAATAAATGAGTTGCGCAAAATATCATTAGAAATTAATGTAGATAGATTGAAGCCAGATGATTATGAATATTATTTCAATCGTCTTTGCACAGAGAACAATATCAGTTTTAATCAATCCCAGAGGAAGCGCATATTAGATACATTTGACTATGATTTGCGAAAATACAATAATATATTGGATGACCTTTTACTAATATCAGACGGTCATAAAATACGGGACGAAAATATTGATTTGGTCGTGAATACTTTTTCGAATAAGACGATGGATGATAAAGTAAGTGAAAATTTGGAAATGATTTTCACGAAGGAGTTGAAAGTAGGAGAATGTATCGATAAGTATTATTGCGACAAATTTTTGTTCTCATTTCTAATTCATGAGAACTATTTGTATAATATAGGAGAGGGAATATCAAGTGCAGACAAGATGATATTTTTAGCAAAAATATCGAAACATCTTGCGGACAATGATGTCATCCAGAATTTGATATTTGAGAAGCAGTTATGGGAGCTAAACATTAATAGCGCTATTTTAACAAATGTAAATACGAATTTCTTACATACACAAATGAAAAAGAAGAGTAAAAAGAAGATAACTTTCACAAAAAGGAAATATACGACACTTTTGAATAAGGTGTCTTTGTATTTTACTAATCGGAAGGTTATTAATCAAATATTACACAAGTATGGAAACAATAGCAATGACGCCTTTTATTTGTCTGAGTTCTTGTGTAATTGTATTAAGAGGATTGACAAGAAGGACTTCGAGGCGAATATGTCGAAATATGTTTTACCTATATTGAATAAGATGGATATTACAAGTGATAATGTAGATTTAATATTGCGCTTGAACAAGTTAGAGGAGGAGAGTATCAAGAAGGTTTATACTATGAAATATAAATCATTTATAAAGAATTCGAATATTTAGATTGATTATAGAAATTGCGTATAAAAACGCATTGATATTTTACTTAATTTTTGATTGGTAAATTTATTTGTTAAATTTCCCAAGTCTTCCCATTTATCAAGATATATTATTGGAAGTCCTGAAATATTAGTTGAATCTTTTTTTAACATAATTGGTATTACATCCAAATAAAGACATTCCCAAAGACGATGAGTATCCAAACCATTTCCTCTTGGACAAATCGCATATTTATGTCTTTTTAATTCCTTAAAGTATTCTTCTTTTGGTAATTTTGTATTCCATTCTAACTTTTTACTTAAAATATCAAAACAGTTTCTTCTTGATTTATGTGTTTTTACGCTAAATAAAAAATAAATATTTTTTGTTTTGGGAATATCCATTTTTCTTACTCTATGAAATATACTATGATCGAACCACTGTCTATTTTCTATTCCAATCGGAATTGGAACTAAGTTCTTTGCTTTAATTACACAATTCTGCGAAAATTGAACTTTCGCTTCTTTAATTAAATTCTTATCTGTTATCTCATTGTCCGAATTATGACTAATTATAATTTTATTTTCTAAAAACCTACCAAATTTATTCTGTAATAATCTTAAATCTTCTGTCTTTACAAATATTTTTTTACTATTCTTTATATCATTTTCATTCGCATTTTCAAAATTAACGAACTTTTTAACAATTCTCTTATTATTCGGATTTGAGTTATAACTTCTATTAGTTCCAATAAAAATATCAGCATATGGTATGAAATTTTCACCACAAATAATATCAGTATCTTCTAATAAGCGGGCCGATGATATATAGTTAAAATATTCATCTTTGACCGCAATTAACTGTTGTCGTTTTCCATTAACATAAGGAATTCTAATATTATTTTCATTATAAATCCATTTGATTTGTTCAATTGAATATTCTTTCGCAGAAAAATCAGTAATTGCTTTTATATTATCATAATAAAATATACCTTCTATTGGAATATTCGCAGGTGGTTCTGATGGGTTAAAAAGTAGAAATTGCTTTTGAAAAATATTTAACATATATTATAAATAATAGATAATTTAATCGCGGATTTTTATTGGTGGAAGACATACCTTACAATCACCACTAATCCGATCCTTGCATTTACAAAGCGCATTAGTTCTTAGTTTATTATCTTTGGAACATATTTTACTATCAAAAACCGGTTCATAACCTAATTTATTACATTCTTCAATTATATCTTCATAATATTTCGGAACATTCGTCTGAGCAGAAGTAAAATTCTCTTGGATATTTGAGCAATGACTACTGCGCGTGTTTTCAAAAGCGGGAGGCGTCGAATCGGGACACATTTTATTGTATTCTTTTTCTCCTAAATGCCAGTCAGCATTCCCATAACATGTGCGATTATATCTTTCGTGATTCCTGAAATTCTCCTTCATCTGGTTAATATTTTTATTATTTTGGAAAAGTCGAACAGCAATAAAAACAATAAAAGTAATTATGATAACACCAAGTAAAAATATATTTATTTTATTAATCATATAATAAATATATATTATTTTATTTTCACTTCATTGGACATTTTGCTGGGGTATAATCTTGATTTGTTAGGCGGTTCTGGACAGTTGAAGCGGACTGGACCTGCCATGGACCGCCCGGAATAGGAGCCACTAAATTACACGAGTTTTTAGTATATCCGGAACAGAGTGGAGAACACTCGTCATTTCCCAATAAGCAATACATACTCTGATTCGGTTTTGCATCAATGGGTTGATATTGGGTAGCGAATGTTGCGAATGTTGAGCTATATCCTTGAACATCGTTAGATTGTATTTGATTAACACCGCGGTCGATTGCGATGGGTTCTTGTGAGATTGGGTTTTGAATTCTTGAATTCATTTATAATATGATAGATATTATTTTTATTTGAAGATACCACTATATAACAAAACAACAATGATAAGGAATATGACAAAGATTGGAGGGAATATTTCGATATATGACATCGCGTGAATATCATTCGCCGCGTTTTCATCTACATAATCCTTAAACTTTTGGCCAAAAGCGTTTATTCCAGGAAAAATAATCCTAAATAATAGAAGTAGGACATAAATCACTAAAAATGGAACAATCAAAAATTTAATGAAAGGATTCATAGTTGGAACCATCTTGTCGGCGAAATATCCGGACAATAAACCGAGAATAATTGCGATTACATATGAAGCAGTCATACCAGCATCTACCATTTCTATTATATATAATATATTATTTTTATGATATATATGATGGATTCTGTGATTCGGGTCTATCAGTCAGGATTGCTACATATTTTTCTAAAATGGACGTCAATTTCTTGATTGAAGCATTAAGTTCGCGAATGTCTTGTTGCGTATCCGTAGGTAATGCATCTTCGATTGATGTCATATCCAAACATTCAAGTTTGGGCCTTTTTGATTTTTGTGTAGATGATGTATCCATTATATATGCTAATTATTTATTTTTATTATAAAAACGCACCTGTTTTATTGTATAGATTGTGCAAGTTCGATGAGACGATTTAATTCAATCGTGGTTCTCATTGAATATATCAGACAAATTTTTTGAATGTTTTCTCTTGATATTTGTTTATTTTGCAATTCAGTTTCAATCTCACTATCAGACAGCTCTTTTATTCCAGTTGGACTTTTTGAATTGAAAGAGCGTATATTCTTTCCAATCAACATCTCAATGAAAATAAAACAACACGAGAACGCATCTTGCGTGTAATTACTTCCAGCTGTTGGATGTTTATATCCAATGGTTCCGCACAGATGCGATTTGAATGAGTGGTCAGTTTTCCAAAAATATGAAATATTGAAATCAAACAATTTGGGAACTCCGTCGACAAAAAGAATGTTATCTGGTTTGAGGTCATTATGTGATATACCAATTGAATGGAGAAATGCGACTGCACTCAAAATTTGGAGGATTATTTCCATCATTTGTTGGAAACTCAAAGACCCCGATTTGATTTTGTCATCAAGTGTTTCCTGTCCAAGTTCCATAAGGATCGCAGATCCAAGTGGAAATTTAATTGGGAACGAATGAATCAAATTTGGATGCGGGAGATGTTGTCTCAGATGTTCAAAAATATTTATCTCATTTTGAATTGCAGATGATTGTTTAGAACTGGGTGGTATATCAAGCCCAACTTTCAGCGCATAGTTTTTACCTGCGATACAAACAAGAAAAACGTTCCCAAATGAGCCAGAACCCAAATGACGAATGATTGTCATTTCATCTGAAATTTTGGTATTCTCGCGAAACATAATGTTCATTGAATCAAGAGAACCGGCTTCATCAGGTTTGAACTTGAACTGGATTTCGAAAATTATATCCTCATAGCGCAAATCAATCATGAAATAAGCGGAGGTCGCCTTTTTACCAGTGATAATACATTCGCATCCATTTACTATTGCCATGCCATTGATTTTAAACATTTCTCGAAATGTTCCTCGATTTAATTTTGTAAAAATTGACGAATCAAAAACAATTGTCATCTTTATTTACTAAAATATATATCTTTTTTACTATCATTTTTTTATAAATAATACGAGGCCTATTACAGCCACGTGATACCGAACGTCAGTTCTTTTGCGAAGTTGGGATAAACAAAGAATCCCGCTTGTATCTGGAAGACAGAATTGTTCAAGGAGAAACACAAGATTTTCTCATCAAGAACCTCTAGTTTAGGGACCATACCGAGGACCATCAACACAAGCTCCTTCCATGATAAAAGAGTGTAATTTGCAACTCCGGTGAAACAGACGAATTTTGAAATTATCTGCATCACATACAATACATCATTCTTAGTGAATTCCTCACGCCGAATGAAGAAAAAATTATCCAGCTCCAAATTCCGGTTCGCGTCAGCAGAACATTTCTTCAGCTGACATAATAGATAATTTAACTGACCAATTGAGAAAACTGGAAGTCCTGATTGTTTTTTTACATTTACTGTATTTTTCATTATATTTCTGAAACGAGTTCAATATCAATAAAATTTAGATAATTTTTACTATCATTTTTTTATAAAATTCCTTTTTTCAAAGAATTCAAGGAGATAAAACATACGCACGTGGGCGCGGGGGCGTCTCGACATCACTTTCTGACTTCTTGAAATGCTCTTTCAACTGTGAAACTACTATTCCTATTAGAAAATATGTCTCAATCTTCTCAACAACTTCCATAATTATTGAATTGTCTTTTGGGCTCGTTTCAAGTTCAGAATACCAGCGAATAATAGACTCTGGATTCATATATTCCATCATAATATCACGAAAAAATGGATTCTTAATAGCATTCTGACAAGCAATCTCAATACAAATCTTTGAAAATTTAATATCAAGTTCTTTTGGTGATTTATCATTGGAACGTTTTGTCTTGAAGTATTGTTGTCCTCTAAAAATATTGAAGATTGAACTATCCAAAAAATTAAAGGTTCTCCCTGATTTGTGTGAACACATGTATATCATAGAAACACAAAGTGCAAAGAAATCAGCAATCCATGAAATATGAAAATTGGTTTTGTTTGCTTCCGCATTCGCATTTACAGGACAGCGAAACCATTCAGTTATTTTAGCGTCTTTTGTCGTTGCGTAATGTGTTCCTTCCGGTAAAATTTCGGCAAGTCCAAAATCAGCAATTTTCATATCAACCGTTTCATCGCTGTATAATTCCATCAAAATATTTTCTGGCTTGATATCCATATGAAAACATCTCATTTCATGTATTTTTCTCAGGTTCAAAAGCAACTTGTAAAATACTTGAAGCAAGACATTTTCAGCTGGTTTTTTCTTTTCAATAAATGACTTCAATGTGTATGTCATAAAAGGCATCACAAAAGCTCCAAATTTGATATCAAGAAGACTAAAATAAAACTCATCATGTGGTTTGATGACTTGGTCAATATCTTCCAAATGATGCAAAGCTTTTAGCTCAATATCCATTTCATCCTTCAATTGAAAGAATTTCATCGCAAATTGATTACCATGTTCATCAATACAAAGATACACTTTTCCATATGAACCTTTGTTTATCAATCGACTAACAACATATCGACGTTCATTTCCTTGATGAACTGCGTTTAGTTTCAAGGAAAACTCATATCTGATACTAAGCTTACCATCTGATTTTTGTTGAATAATGAGATAAATTTCAAATTGATTTGATTCAAATTTCAAACAGTCTTGAATTTGTGGGTTCTGATGTTTGATATATTTGTATTCTATAAATGTGTATCCATAAAACTCATGTAATACATATCGAATGAATTCATAAAACCGCATCATATCCAATTTTTGAAAAAACACCAGATAAACTGATTTAAAAAATGTGAAAATATTATTGATTTTCAAAAAATCAATCAAGTAAAAATCAAGTGTTACTGGAATTTTATTGTCAAGTAAAAAACTGACAATAAGTTTTTTTAATTCATCTATTGGCGACATTTTTCTCAAAGTAATACACTAAATATTTAATAAAAATTTATATCATTTTTTATAAAACTGAATAAATTCAGTAAAAGAAGATTTTGCTTCCAAGCTTACATAACTCACCGAGAGACTCTTTCAATCTGTCTAACCATTGTTGAATATGGTCCATTGTGAGACAGTCAAGGAGCGACAAATCAGCGCCGTCTCGAAGTATCTCCACAAACAAATCGGTCAGCTTGTTTATAGGTCCAGAAATATCCAATTGTTCGTCATCACATCTCACGTGTTTGAACACATTTCTGACATGCGCAATCATTGGATGATTATCCCTCAATCTGTTGAACATTTTGAGATACTCATCATACATCCCTGTTCCCGTTAGTTTAAGCCCAAATTGATTGAAAGTTTCAACAAACTTCTCTGGGCCTTCTTCATTCAGCAACACACGGTAAATTGCGCGAACGAAGTTGATTTTTCTTTTATCTCCTCCAAGCCACATTTTCATCTTTATCATCAATTGTGCGACTGGTGAACTGCAAAGCAGAAGTTCATAAGCTTCTATTTCTGTTTTAAAACAGAATCCAAGAAAATCGTTGGACTTCTCAGAAACTGCATGAAGAAACGTTATGAAAAACGCCCACCAGTCCATAACTGGGGACAGCTTGATTGGTTCAACGAACGTGCTCATTAGTGTGTTAAAACTTTGCAAGAAGTCATGCAAAAAAAGAAGTGGATAACGATACCACCATGTGTAATGGGACTGTGGATCATCTGTGATATTTCCAATTATTGAAGCAATACCAAAATCAATAATGGTCAGAATATGCCTCCCTTCTGAATCGAGGGATAGAATAAGATTATCAAGCTTTATATCCGTGTGGAGAATACCAAGCTCATGTAATATCTTGAGTCCCTTCGATAATTCTAAGAACATCCAGATAATCTGTTGAAGATTCAGACGATAAATGGAATTACGAACTTTCGACAAGACTATGTCTCCTTGATGTCTTGAGACTGTAATGTGTTGAAAATCCGCTTTTCGGTCAGTTTGAAGCGCAATACCTTCTTGAAAAGACTGATGCTTACCCATTATGGGTTCAAGAAAAGACCATTCATATTCGGCATCATTCTTTTTTCCAAAGACTTTCACTACATACCAGTCTCCATCCACGCCCATAATTTTGAAAGCGAAGCCGTATGACCCTCCTCCAAGAATGATAGGAGGATGTGATGTGTCATCTGATGGAACAAAAGAAATATTTCCACTTTCAAGTTCATGTAGCCGGATGTCTTTTCGTAATGTAGCGACGTATTTAATCGTCTTTCCATTATTGACCAATCGAATCTCAAACATTTCAGAAAAGAAAATGTGAATCCCATTCTCAATCTTTGACCCAATGATATGGACATCATCCCATTCACGATCACGAAATAGACATGTTATTTTTTGTGATTTCTCATGCTCAATTATGTAATGAACATACGTGTTCATGAGCATGATAAAGATCGGGACAAGAAACTGTCTTTCCCCAACATTCTCGAGCTCACACGCTCCAATTGCTATATACAGATTCAGCAGATGACTATAACGGCCATCCCAGACTGAGTCTAATATGAATTGAGCACACTCTTCAATGCTTTTTTCAGGAAAATGTAATTTTTGAAAAACCATCAAAAAACGGACATTCCCAAAATAGGAGCCGTATCCTGTTTTTAATCTTTTTGATGATTCAGTCGAAATCTCTTTAACTGGACTATCTTCATTGCGTTTTCTTTTTTCAGGTAAAGACATGATTATGCGCGTATTTTATTGAATAAATTGTTCTATTTTAGTATCAATTTTTACAAGTTCCTTAAAAATTGATGGTCATTTCGAATGATTTCTTTTGGTAAATAACGGGAAAATGACAACAAGAATATTAATTATGTCCAACCCAACATTTCTACCAGATGGTTCTGTGATAATATCATGCGACCCACGAACCGGTCTATGTGTTCATCCACAAACTGGTGAGCAAATCAATCCAGTATTGACTCAAATAATTGAGATTTTGGTTGATATCATCGATGTCAGATTAAATGATGGGACAACAATTCAATCTTATTTGATTCGATATTGTCGAGAAACGAAAAGATATATTCGAATTGACACAAATAAACCAATTACTCTTTCAGATGAAGTATATCAGAGTTTTTTAACTCTGAATCATTTGCAAGAGATTGTTCGCCGTTTGTTCGAAAAATACAGTGGAACTGATGTCAATATAAATCGAATTTCTGAAAAAGGATATGATGGTCCATTTTACGTAGTTCGTCTTGACCGTCAGACTGAAACTGTTCCTTTCACCAATCTCCAAATGACGCGAATCAAATATATTGGAGATGGATTGACTCATCTTTTCTTTTCCAAACTTGGGTCATCTGACCTTTTCCAAATTGTTGGAGAATAAAAATCTGATTTTTATTCAAAAAAAATAAAAAAATAAAAACTTTATAATTCTTAATTCGCAAAAACGACATTCCCAATACCAGCCATAATTCGAAACACATTTATATTCCGCGCATATACGACTACATTATATTCAATATCCGTATTCACAACCTGACGCATATTCATTTGAAGTTGCGCCCGATTAATCCGGCTGAAATTACACGTTCCACTCGGTTGAAAATCCTCCGGATTCAGTCCGAAATTATAAACATATATTCCTTCATCTGGGCTGTTCGTGTGATATTTGTATGGCTCCATCGCATTAAAAAATATGGAATCCCGCAAGTCGAACCGGTCATTAGAGTTCAATATCAGTTTCGCCGAGTATAATATATTCTGGTTATCAATATTATACTGTTGATTATTGTTGAATTGTTGTTGCGCATCCGGTAAGCAAGAATTAATCCCGTTATCAATGAGCATCCTCTCCATCCGGAAATAATTCGCATTTTTCACAAAGCTCACGTCATATAGCGAATGTAAATACAAACAATTCGTGTAATTATTCCACTGATTCAAAATATTCACATCAGTTCTCTGTGTAGTAAAAATGAGCTCTTTAACTGGTTGACTCATCTTTAATTCAATCGTTTGATTTCCGTCGATTCCGCCAAATTCGTATGTCTGGACCTGTGTCATTAAATATTCGTGCGACGTTTGCGCAAAACGCCTCCTCTCATCTTCATCTAAATATATGTAATTCACAAATAAATATGAATTCTGAGTCCAAACACCATTCGGCGCTTGTGTCCCATTGACGAACTTCCAGAAATAGTTTGTGGGTCCGTATCCTTGGGCTTCCAATGAATTTACTAAATCGGCCGCCGTTGTATTAACAAGTGGAGGAGTTTTTGCGTCTTGGATTGCCTGTAATAATTCGCTGTCGAAGTTGGGTATTCCGGCGGTGGGAGTGTTCCCTGATTTACCGAAGTCATATAGTGTTTCCGGAGAGAGGCCATACCACATCGTGAAAAGAGTATTAAGTGGAGCAAATTGGATGTTTATGTAGATGTCTGTGTATTGGAGGGCTATTAAAGGGATGCTCAGTCCCGGATTTGTGCAAAACCAGAAGAATAGCGGAACATAAAGGCGCCTTCCCGCAATTGTGGGCTTCGTAGTAGTGGAATAATCACCATAATATTTCTCGGGGAACTGCATTTGCCAGATATTCCCTGTTATTTCGTCGTATGAGCGTCTTTTATTTCTATCAATGGTTAGTTGGGCCCAAACATTCATCCATTGACTATATTGAATGTCGAGTTGGACCCCATTCACTGTAATCTCAGCAGATTGAATAATATTTTGGCCCACATTTTCAATCCATTGGAATTTTTCATCCGCTGTTGAATAAATACTTGGTAAATCGACGACGACATAACAGTCGTGGATTAAATCGGCGTTTCTGTCAATTTTGACGGTCAGTGTATTCACTTGCGTGGTCGAAAATGTTGGAAGAACACGGAAGTATTGTGGGATATATTCCATAGAGAAGTTCGTATATCGACGGTATATTGATTTAAAGAATGTTATTTGAGGATTTCCTGTTAAATATAAGTCTTGTGATCCATAAGCAACGAGTTGCATTAATCCACCAGCCATTATATTATTAATTACTAATTTATTTTTATATTATAATAATAATGATTAATAATATACTTTTGGTAATCGCAATTTTTAATATAATATTATCTATCATTATAATCATACTTTCCAGTATTAGAAGAAAGAAAAAAGATGGTTCTACATATTTAGATAGAAATCATGCTGGAATATATTCTGGAATTATTATCATGATATTTTCAGTCTGTTTCTTACTTCTATTATTAATTGGTAAAATATCGATTGAATATTACAGTCAGATTGCGTTTTGGGGAATTGGTGGGATGTTTTTTATATGTGGAATCGTTTTATTAATTGGGTTTATTAATATAAATCAGGTAGAAATGTTTTCTGTTGGTAGTCTTCCAACAACAGTCCCCAGTAACACTCAAACCCAAGTAGGAAGTGGTATCCCAAACGGAATATGTGAAAAAGATGGAATTTATGGAACTTTAATGTCAAATGGTGTCTGTGTTATACCACAAGAGCTATTAGAAAACTGTAAGGAAAAAGCGGTAGAAATATACAAAGATGAAGTTAAGGCCCAAATTGCGCGTGAAAACGTCAGAAAGTGTAAATCAGATCGCCTAAAACAATTAAAAGACGCAAAAGAGGACTTTAAAGAAGTAAGTCGCGGAGATATTGATGGGAATAAAGTAAAATCCAATGTTGTAAATAAAGAGCTTGGAATATGTGAGTTCAAGAATAAATTTGGAAATAGAGAATTCGGTTATATGCACCCATATTTCGGTAGAAAATGTATGACCGCAGAGCAACTAACAACCCTCTTAAACAAATACCCTGACCAGAAAAAAATTCACACTGTCAAAGGAAATATATATTATCATCCGTATCAATCAACGAAGTGCTTAGGATATCCAAAAAATGACCTCGTTTCCTATGACCTAATGTGTAAGGAGAATTTTGGTAATAATTACGGCGTTCGAAAAATAGATGGGGAGAATTGTCCCCAGAATGATTACCGAGCCTATTGTGAAAATGGATATCAGGCCGGAGTCAAATTGGAAGCCGAATCGACGAAATGCGTTCCCGTAGGTAGCGACATGAATGTGGTCTGTCAGAACAAGAATCAACGTGAAAAAAAGTCGAATTATATGACTTGGGGATACAAAGATATTAAGTATGACGGATGTCCGGATGGTTATCAGAGGGGTGTGTGTGATGGGAATTATTATGATGGGATGCAGTTATTCAAAAATACGACAAGCTGTTTTCCGGAAACTAACAACCCCGACCGAATGTGTAAAAAGGAATTTGGATTATTATCATATTCTGAAAAGATAATCGCTGATAATTGTAAAATAGGAAATATACGCGCAAAATGCGCGAATACAAATGCTAAATAAAAATTGAAAGAAAATAAACAG